TTAAGGCAAGCCAACACGCTAGTTTTATGCGGATTATTAACCCTGCTAACGGTAACGCCATAACAGGCGAGTCAAGCAACGCTGGGTTTGCTCGTGGCGGTAGAAGTAAGGCGATATTGTTTGATGAGTTCGCTTTTTGGGACAACGACAACTCGGCGTGGGTGTCCGCTGGTCATTCAACTAATACGCGGATTGCGATTAGTACGCCTAACGGCAAAGCTAACACGTTCGCTAAATTAGCCCTTGATTACGGAAACCCCCATATTGAGCGGGTAAACGTAACGAATGAACCAGTTGAATATGCCGACAAAAGCCGTAAGATGCGAATACTGCGGTTTCACTGGACGAATCACCCCGATAAAAACCAAGAATGGTACGATTATCAATGCCGGAAGGAAAGCCCTGATGCTGTGGCTAGGGAGATTGACATCAACTACAATCTATCCGTTGGGAACGTCGTGTTTAAAGGCTTTAATCCAGTGATACACGTTGATGAAACGCCATTAGAGAAGATATTGGCTAAGTTCACCAACGAGGAAAAGCTTATTAGGGCGTTCGACTTTGGGCGTACCTGTTGTGTGCTGATTAGTTCGATGGATAGCATGGGGCGGTTGTACGTGCTGAAAGAGATAATTATCACGGCTTCGGATACGCCAACGCTTGCCAAAGTAACCAAGCAGTGGATGGAAGGCGTAAAGTACGGTATCGCCAAGGACACCTGCGACCCGTCGGGCGTTACCAAAAACTACAACGATGAAAAAGCCCCTACCGCTATTGAGGTGTTGCAAACGCATGGTTTTAACCCGCAATACGACAAGATTGTAAGCGTTCGGGATAGGGTAACAAATGGGGTGGAGTTGTTGCAAAGCCTGCTATCTCAAATGATAGACGGTCAACCGATGATAAAGATTAACGCCCAAGGATGCCCTACGCTGATTGATGCGTTCCAAAGTGGGTACGCGTGGAAAGTTAGCAACAATGGGGAAGTGTTAGACACAATTAACGAGATGCACCCCTACGAAGATGTGATGGATTGCCTGCGTTACCAAGCGATGCAGTTCATGGGCGTGTCGACCAAGCCAGTTAAGAGACTGGCTACAATGAAACCGTGGCAGAAGTAAACGAGGTGTATTATGGAAAAAGAGTTAGTTATACAAGAAAACGAACCAGTAACGCTGAAAGAAAGCCAATACCCCGAAGTAGCCAAGTGGGTGGAGGCACGGCGTAAAAAGAGTGAATCAGACCGCAAAAAGATGATTGAACTAGGGGAAGAATGCGAACGCTGGTATAACTGCGACGTTAATTATGGCGAAAAGCATTTAAGGCAAGATTATGTTGATTTCTTGATACCGCCAATAGTAACAGAAGCCGTAGACTCAACAACTGCGTTTTTACAACCAATGATGATGCCAAAAGATGACAAATGGTTTATTCTTCAATCACGCCAAGCGGAAGACCAAGACGAATTAGAAGCACAATCAAAATGGGTTAAATACTGTTTTGATGTTGATGATTTTAGCCAAAAGTTTACAACTTGGTTAGGGCAACGACGGCTAAACGACGGTTGCGGTGGTTTTAAAGTGGTAATGAAGAAAGAATACAGCACTGCGTTTGGTGATGATAGCCCTTCTTTAACGTTCTTTAGCCCTTCTTTTCTTCCCTTGTCTGCCAAGGATTTTTATTTGTACCCTGTTCATGGTGATGTGAAAAAACGGTTGCAGATTCACCGTACACGTCATACTTTAGGCGATTTGCTAGACTTTGATATCGATGAAGAGCAAGGTTATTTTGTTTCAGAAGACTATCGCAAGTTTTTAATGGAAGAAAAAGAAAAAAAAGAAGAAAAAGACAACGGCTTGGATGCTGGCTATACAATGGATGAAGCGTGGATTCCTGAAATGCGGTTGCCCGATGGTACGATGTTTCAGAATGTTATTGCTACCGTTGTACAAGGCAAGTATTTAATCCGTTTTGCTAATAATGACTACCCAAACGGTACAACGCCGTTTCTTTGGGATAGTGGAGATGGTGATACTTACGGCTATCCGTTTGTTGCTAAGGGATTAGGCTTAGTCAAGTCAATAACTGGGTTAATGAATGATATTCAAGAGGGTACACGGCTTGGGATTTTGCCTTGTTTTAGTTATTTAGTTAGCGACAATGTGTTTGACCCTAATAATGTTAGCACAACGGCTGGGTCTTTTATTCCAGTGGAACGGCACGATGCTTTAAACCAAATTAACGTTAATTTAAACAATAACGACACGGCTCTGCAAATGATGGCTATGTTTAAAGAGCAATTCGAGAGCATAACCATTAACCAAGTTATTAAAAGCGGTATAGCGTCAGATGTTCAACAAACGGCTACGGCTATTAACCAACAAACTAACAACTCAGCTAGTCGGTTGCGGATGATTGCATACGGTATTAATACAAAACTTCTTAAAAAAGCCGTTGAGATGGTTATTGACTTAAGCCACGCTTATTGCACGCAAGAAGTGAACCAATACGGAATTCAAGGTGTTTTAAGCAATGAAGAAACTTTGCTAAACCGAATTTTAAAGGTTACTGGTGGGTCTGAATTATCAGAGGATGAGCTACAACAGGCTTTAAAGTCTCTGAAACCTTCACGGATGCTTAACACTAACATTGTTGGTTTTGAAAATAGCATTCAAAGACAGCAACAATCCTTAGGGATGCAACAGTTAGCACAAATGGCAGAAGACCCCGAAGTAAAAGCTTATTTGGATATTGGGGGCGGTTTAAAGCAACACTGCTTACTTAATGCTTTGCCTGCGGATATACTGCTTAAAAAGCCTGATGTTTTAGAGATGGAGCAACAGCAAGCCCAACAGCAACAGCAACAACAGCAACAAATGATAATGCAAGAAGCACAGCAAAAGATGCAGTTAGAGGTTGAAAAGTTGAAGCTTGAAGCCCAAAAAGCACAAGCGGAAGTTGAGCTTCGCAAGGCTGACTTGGCGTTGAAGAATGCTGAAATTGAGCTAAAGCATTTGGAGTTTGAGCAACGCTCCAAGATGGAAGAGTCTCAAGCAAACGAGGCTAAGAAGGGCGATAAGAAAGAGGATAAGGGCGAAAATGAGCAAGATTAACCATGAGCAACTAGATTATTTAATTCGCTTCATTAAAACACCTGCGTGGAAAGAGCTTAAACAGGCGTTGATTGACCATAAGGAAAACAAAGCGATTGACTTGCTGAACAAAGATTTAAGCGACGCTAACGCCTTAGCCCTTGAAATTAGTCGATTAAAAGGGTTTGGAGAGTGTATACAATGGATAGAGACGTTAATCAATCTTGAGGAGAAAAAGCAACGTGGGTAAGCATGAAAAAATGGTAAATGAGCAAGTGTTAATTGAAGGCGTAACTGAAACCGTTGTTGAGCCAATTGTTGAAACAGTAGCAGAACCAACCGTAGAGGCAACAACTAATGGAAGTCTTATTTTGGGTGGAGTGGCTTTAAATAAGTTCATTGTTCACCTAGAGGATGCGTCGGGTAATTCGCTAGGGTCTATCCTGCATGAAACAGAGCTAGACAATGAAGGCGTTAGGGCGTTCTTTGAGGGTGAAGAGCCGTTAGTTTTGGTATTAAACAACCAATATACCAGCGGTATTGAGATGAGTTTAGACGGATTTTTAAAGCCGTTGCGTGTTGTTAATGTTGAAAAGATTTAAGAGGTTCTAAAGCATGAATGATTTTGAAAATGCACCAGTTGAACAAGAAACCAATGATGAGTCTAACTACCAAGAGAAAGAGCAATTATTTGCCTCTCTGTACTCAACGGACACTGAAACCGAAGAAAAGCCTGCTGAAACAGAGGCAGAACCTGAAACTATCGACGAAACAGAAACAGTTGACGAGGAAGCTCAAGAGCCTTCTGCTCCGCCTGTTGAAAGCGATGTGCATCGTGAATTGGCGGAATTAAAGCAGTTATTGTTTAGCCAAAACCCCCAAGCGTACAACCAGCATTTAGCCAATCAATACGGTGTTGCTCCTGTTGGCGTGCAAGTGCCACAAGTTGAGCCACAAGTTCCTGTTTCTTTAGCTCCACAAGCTAAAGTTCCTGCTGATGTGTTTAGCGTTGAAAGTTTAGCTAAAGAACTAGGGTATAGCGTAGATGATTTAGACGACGATACGATTCAAGGGTTAAAAGTCCAAAGTGCCATGATGCAAAAGGTTGTTAATAGTGCATTAGACGGTGCGTTAAAGCCGTTCTTTGATGAAGTATTAACGCCACAACGGGCTGAACTAGAGCAAATGAAAGCTCAAGAGATTGAAAACATCCAACAATCAGTTAGTCTTAATACGTTTGCAAACTTAGGAGCACAAGTTCCTGCTATTTCTCAAATGGCGGACAAGGCAAGCAAAGGGGAAGCTTTAAGCAACAATGAGCTGGAATATTTGGAGCAAATGCACCCAATTATTGAGCTTCAAAAGCAAAAATTCGTGCAAAGCGTGTTAGCTCAAGGTTATTCACCTGCACAATTAAACGACTTATGGAAAAGTCCGCAATTTGCTAAACAAGCAGAGCAGACGATTTCTAAAAATGTAGCTAGAACTGCTGGCACTTTAGCCAAAGGGCTAGGGCTGACAGCAAGCAAAGATTCTATTAGAGGGGTAGTGAAGAGTGTAGCCCCGACCGCAGTTAGTACAAGAAAACAGACAAACTCAACGGTAAATGATTATCTTGAGGCTGGTGATGTGATGTCTGCTTTTGCAAGTTTATACCAATAAGAGGGTTGTAAGTAATGATGATGATGATGATGATGGCAGATTCCTACCAGTTAGGTTCAACTACAAGAACGGGCGGAATTAAACAAGACGTTTCTAGTCTTTTTAAAGAAGTCTGTAACCGTGATAGTGATATTTTGAAGTTCTTTATGAAAGGTGGAACGGTTAAAAACAAGGTGTTTCACTGGACGCAACAAACTAGAGGCTACACCTTCGGGACACTAGCCGCTAACGTTACCAACAGTGCAACGTCTATTACGTTTCCTGAACATTTAACTTACAGCCCTTTGGCTATTTACCCCGGCAGAACTGTTCTTGCTATGGGTAGCGAAAATATGTTAGTTACTGCTCGTGGTGCTAACTCGGGTGGTGTTACTACCTACACTGTAACTCGTGGTTATGACGGAACAACTGCTATCGCCCATACTGCTGGCAAGTCATTCCGTATTGTTGCTACTGATGAAGCGGAAGGGGCGGATGCCACTACTGACCAATCAGAGTTCAGCTACAGTGATATTAGCTACACGCAGATTTTCCGTAGAGAGTTAATCAAGTCGGGTACGGAGCAAGCTGTAGATGTATTTGGCAATATCAACGATTTGTCTCGTGAAGGCATGAAAAAAATGGAAGAACTCCACATGGAAGTGCAAAGTGCACTTTTGTATGGCGTTGGGCGTGATGATACTGGTACAAAAAAACGTAGAATGCGTGGGTTGAAAGATTATTCAGCTCAAGTAGGCAATACGATTGATGCCGGTGCAGTCGCTTTAACGGAAGCTTTTCTTGATTTAAGAATGCAGGAGTTCTACAAAAGAACTGGCACAAAAACCGATTTGTTGGTGATTATGGGTGTTGAGCAACAATCTCGCTTAAACGCTTTAAAGCCTGCTTATGTTCAAGGTGGTGGTATGCCTTATACTAGCAACACTATTAACCGTTACATTAAAGGTATTGATTTTGGCAATGGCTTAAAAATCAATGCAGTTATTGCTTCGGGAATGGATGCTTCCGACTTGTTTATTGTGAAACCGTCTGAAATTGAAGTGTTGGCTTTGGCTGGGCGTGATTTCAAAAAAGAACCTCTAGCTAAAACAGGCGATTCCGATAAAATCCTTGTCGTTGGTGAATATGGCACGAAGGTTTATAACCCTAACGCAAACGTGGTTCATGTAACTAACTTAGCAGTTTAACAACGACGCAACGCAGGGTTTAATCGCCTTGCGTTGCCCCTTTGGGGGAACTATGGCAACCTTTTTACAAATGATTCAATCTGTTTGCCGTGAGTTTGGCTATGCAAGCCCTAGCACGGTGACTAATCAATCCGATGACACAATTTTAAGAATTATGGAAAGTGTTAATACTTGCTACGGCGAGTTATTGATGCTTTTAGACGCATCTAACCCACTAGGGCAATTTGAAACCACTGTAACGCTAGTTGCTAATGCTGATAGCGTTACCATTCCAACAGGTTTACGCCGTGTTGATTCCGTGATGGATGGAGACGGAAGGCAATTAACCGTTTTGCCTTGGAAAGAGTTTTTAGAATTAAAAACACAAACGCAGTTTTCGGATTTAATCAATACCGTTGGCTATGTGTCATTTTTCGGAACAAAGATTTACTTTTTTGGCACGGCGAATACTACCAATACTATCACTATTCGGGGCGTAAAAGACCTTGCAAGTATGACGATTGATAGTAGCGTGCCTGCGTTGCCTGATGAGTGCCAAAACGTGCTGGTGGATATGGCAAAAGCTAGGGAATCTACTTATATTGGCAAAAGCCCTGAAATATACATCGCAAGGGCGGAAAAAGGTATTCAATTAGTTAAAGGCAAGTTTAACCGTCATCATGGCGAGCCATTGCGTATGCGTCGGGCAGATGATACTCGGCGAGCTAATGAAGTTAGATGGCGAGGTTATTAAGATGCCTAAAATAGTTTATCAAGATTTTAGCAGTGGTGTGAATACCAAGTTATCCTCTTTGATTGTTAAAAGTGTGTTGCTGGCAGAAGAAGCTAGCAACTTCTTTTTAACCGAGTCGGGACTTGAAAAGATGGGAGGTTATTTTAGTATTCTAACCTCTGCAATTGGTTCTGAAATTGAGGGCTTGTTTCGGTTCTTTACCGCTACAGGCGAAGAACTCATCATTTGTGCTGGTGGTAAAGTCTACCGCTTGAATGGGGCAACTGTTACTCAATTATACACTGGTGCTACTGCTGGCGGATGGTATACAGGGGCGTTATATGCTGGTAATTTAGTGCTTTGCAATGGTAAAGACCTACCGCTTATTTATAACGGTACTACGGTAGTTGTGGCAACGGTGGTAGACCCTCATAGCCACATGACAAACGTTAAACCTCAATATGTAGCAACTTATGCAGGGCGGTTGTTTTACGGCTGGAGTGCAAACGCTAAAAACACCATTTGGACGCCAACACCGAACACCTTTTTCGATTTTAGCGGTACAGCGTTCGATATTTTGGTTGTGGATGGTAACGGCGAAATAACTGGCTTATTGCCGTATTTTAACCAAGCCTTAGCCATTTACAAAACTGGGTGTGTCAGAACCTTAACAGGGAGCGTGCCGTTTAACCTTGGGGGGGATTACTTTAAAATTGCCCCCGTTTTGGATAATGCTGGGTGTATTAGCCCTAAAACACTAATTGGGGTGGATAACACGCACTGGTTTTTAAGCATTGGTGGAGTTATAAAGCTACAACCTAACGATACGAGTGCGGATGTAGAGGTGTTACGCCCTAGTTATGCGGTACAACCCTTGTTTGCTAGCTTAAATACCGATGCTACGGTTTTAAATCGGAACATTGCTTACTATGACGAAAAGCGGGGTCAGTTTGTGATTGGTTTGTGCCTTGGTGCTGATAGCACAGTAACAGACTGGTTACAGATTGATACCATTAAGGGAGCTTGTCAGTTTAGACGTGGCTTTGGAAAACCTACAGCGTTTTGTATTGCTTATAACAGCGTGTTTCATGGTGAAAGTACGGGTCAACTTTACAGACACAACACACAACCCTACGCTAAAGGTGTAACGTATGAATCCAAGTGGGAAGGTAAGTTTATTGCTCATGGCTCATTACTACATTCAAAGCATTATAAAGGCGGTGCATTGACAGTTGAAGCTTCGGGCGTAGGGACTGTTTACGTTGATATTGTGATTAAAAACGATAGCACTGAAATATCTAAAAGCTACCAAGTTTCTTTTAATGATACTAATACTTTAATTTGGGGTGTTGGCAAGTGGGGCGAAAAAAACTGGGCTTCTCAAAAGCTGAACATTAGACCGCTCAATGGGTTAGGCATTGGTAAAGCAATTAAGATACGCATTAGAAGCACAGACCCATTAGCAGTATTAAAAATAGGACAAATAGAGTTAGATTTT